CTAATCTTTATTTTTTATTTTAGGTATAAGACTTTCTTCTAATTTAAGTCTATCTGAATACGCTTCTTCTTTTGTCTCTCTTGTTTTTCCATAATATGTTTTTCGTTTAACAACTATTTTGGCTCTATAGCCTTTCCCGTGTTTGTAGACACCTTTTAAACCAGTTGTATTGTTATTGTTCGTTCTTCCAGAAAACATTTGTATTTGAACACCATCGACAATTTCCTTTGCATTATTTAAAGATGACATATCTTTTGTTCTTGTTTCTTTGTAAAGGCAGCCACAAGATTTTGTTTTACCAGAAGAAAGCAATCCGCTTCTTACGTTTAATTTATTGCCACAATCACATTCACAAAGATATATAACCTCTTTCTTTTTTGATCTCAATCCACTATCTGATAAAATTGTTAGACGACCAAATTTTTTACCAATGAAATTTTTCATATCTTATTGAAATAAATCTTCGTCAGATAATAAGCCATCTTCGTCAGAAAGCTTAACTTCACGTTCTTTTAAGTATGTATCTGTTTCAAAAATATCAATAACGCTTATGGCTGATAAGCTAGATGGTTTATTCACTACATAAACAATTTGATATGATTTTTTACCAATTTTAAAAAGATTTCTACTGCCATCAAAGTTTACTCTTTTGGCACATTGATTGAGATAATCAAACAATTTATTTTGATTTTTTATATGTAAATCATGGATAAAGTACAATTTTTCAAGACTGTATGGAATTTTTTTAAACGTTTTTCCACTAAACGTGTCAAAATTAACAATAAACATATCTTTGTGTGGCTTAATCCAATTAAGTTTTGCAGCATATTTATTTTTATTGAAAAAGTTTTGTATTTTTTCTTCTGTTGTATCAGATATTAATATCTGTTGAACTGATTTTTTGACATTAAAAATATCTTCAAGTGTTAAGTTTTCAATGTAATCTTCTAAAATTTCAGCTTTACCAAGAGACATTCCACTTATTTTTTCAGGATTAAGCTTATATCTATCTAGAAATTGTGTGCTTTGTCCAGTTGCTTTTGATACAGCATATGTTGTGATTCCTGAAATAGTTAAAAGCCAATTGATTTTTTTTGATAGTGACATGATATTTTCTCCTTTTTCTTTATCTTACATATATATTATACAATTATATTTGTATCATGTCAACAATAATATAAAAAAATATTTGTACTTTATAAAATTTTTTAAAACACAAAAAACCGCCCTCAATAGAGAGCGGTTAATATTTATTTCAGTTTTTCTTTGATAGCATCTACTGCCTCTTCAACAGCATCTTTAGCATCATCTGCTAGTTCTTTACCTTTAGCAATTGTTTTTTCAACAAATCCTTTTGCTTCTAACTCTTTATCACCGGTTATTTTGCCAAAGCCTTCTTTAGCACCACCTTTTGCTTGATCTAATTTTGATTTTAGTTTTTCTTGTGACATAATGTGCCTCCTTATTATTTTTATTCTATGGTAACATTTTGATTATTTCTAGGCAAATAAAAAAGCAAGAACCGCTAGTGTCAGGCGATTCTTGCTAAATAATATGCACCTATACTGTAATCTGCCTACTTATTTCAAAACTAAATCGTTGTTTTATTAAATCATTTATTTGTTTTGTTGAATTTACAATTTTTAGTTGACTTTTAATATGATTAAAATCATAGTAAGACAATAAATTGATAAAAGCAGAGTTTACAAAGGACGAACTTACTTCGCTAATTCCTGCGAACGAAACAGTCACGACTGTATCTGTATAAAAATAAGATTTCAATTGTTCAAATAAAATCTCTCCCGCCTTATTATCGTTAGAAAAATTCTTTGCTAGTTCTTTGACAGTTAACGTTACCATTCGAATTCTTCCTCCTCTTCTAAATCATATAAATTGTCATTCGATACATCTATTCGAATTTCAAAAAAAGTACCAGGATATGATTCCTCAGACGAATAACTTTGAGTAATTTTATTATCTGATACCGAGACTATACCACAATTAGATATAATTGTAAAGTTCCCGACTTTGTTAGTAGTTAAAGTATTTACAATATTAGAAAGCCCTGCCCCTCTATTTTGAGGTATAGTTTCTGCAGAAACACCCTCTTGAAGAGCGAATTCTATTAACTTGTTGTCAGGCTCATCCTTTTTAAATTTTCGCTTTATAGACTGAGGGATTCCTATTCCGAAATCAGATACTGCTATTACAATCTCCTTGTTCTTGGGATAGTATTGCCCAAAAATACATCCCTTAGATTCCTTAGAATGATCTGCAATATTATTAAAAATTTCGTCAACCGCTACACAAATAGAACTAAACTCATTTGTTCTGCCAGTTTGCTTTTGTAACCAATTCTTAAAGTCTGTTACCTTCCATTGAGCTATTTGTTCAGTGTTAATAAATTTAATTTCAAAAGTAGTCGGGCGCAGTTCCGGCTCTTTATAAACCAATTTATCAAACACTTTAAAAAAGCCACAATCTACTAGATACAACATAGCTTGCCTTTGACGTTTATTTAAAGAGCTTTCTTCGCATATTAACCACTTGATGTTTGCATCTTTTCTTTTTGTAGCAAAAGTTAACATATTATATAACGAAATTACTCCACTAGGTTCCGCAAACTCAATGTTTCTCATATCTACTGTAAGTGTCCTGTTATCACTTAAAGCAAGTAATCTATTGAAATTGGTAACGATTTTCGTAATGTTATATTTGTTTAAATTCTGAGGAAGAACTAGATTATTCATTGATAACAACTTTCTTTATAATAGCGAAACTATTTTACTATTTTTATAAAGAGATTTCAATATTTCAATAAAAATAGCCCTCGCTTTTGCGAGGGCATTTGTCTTATCTAAAGGAGCTTTACCTCCATAATTTTTTGCTACCGACATTGATGTCGGTTACACTAATTTAATTTGCCCCAAATACTGATACGGTTTCCGCTCTAAAGGAGTTTTACCTCCTAGTTTATACTTGTGTGGCATTAGCTAAATACTTATCTTCTACCCATTGGTCAGACTGAGAAGCATTAATGCGTGACCATCCATTCACTTTTTCGTAGACTCTTACGCGAGTTCCTGCTTTGATAAATTCTTTATCAGCGCTACTTGCGTTTGGCTTAGACTCTACATAATAGTCTGTGCTAAGGGTTGCTTCGTAGTAAGGTACATTTGAGTTGTCTAATTTAGTGTTAGTATCTAGCTTTTGATTAAAAGTAAGCTGGCTTTGTGGTTCTTGTGGTTTGTCAATCTTAGGTATATCAACTTTGCTACTATCATCTGCTAATAATACAATATTTTTATCTAAACCACCTGCTACTCCTACACTTGTAAACTGCCACCAGCGCACACCATCCATTGAAGGGAAGAACTCCCAAAGTGGGTCTTTTCGTACTTCATAATCTGGATAACCAGCTATCCAAATACTGTTTGGGTACTTAGCTATAATTTGTTGATAATCAATATTATTAAGCGTAAAAGGTTTGTAGCTGTAATAAATAGGCTTATATCCAGCGTTTGCAATTTTATCCATAAACACAATAACTGCATTAGTGTTAGCTTGTTTGTCAGCACTTGCAGAGTCTTCGTAGTCAATGACTAGGTAAGAAACTTTTTTACTTGGTAAATTGGACAAAAATAAATCTGCTTCTCGTTGTGCTAAGTTGATATCTCCTCCAAATCGTCCGAAGTGATAATAACCAACAGGGTCACTAGTATTAGCTTGTTGCTGATGCCTGTCAGACAGCCAAGCGAGTGACTCAGATACTTTGATAATCGTTTTAGTAGTGCCAGCTTGCCGACAAGTAGCAGTTAAGTCTGCTTGTTGATAAGCTGATACATCAATAAAGTAATCTCCTTTATTTAGTCCTATATTACCTGTAACAGTAACTGCATTTTTAAAAACTTTTGGCCTAAAGGCAGTTGGGTATGTTGCGGAGTATGGGATTTTTACAATATTGTATGCGCCATTAGCACCGCCTTGATTTTGCCCCAAAAACCAGCCATATCCGCCTCCTGCATCGCTGTCAAAAATTGCTACATGACTGTAAGGCGTTACACCGTCAACAACCATAAAAATAGCAACATCACCAGCTTGCATAACTTCCACTTCATCAAAATAGTTTAAGATACCATTTTCGTGACGTTGCTCCCATATATCCCTTGCGTATCCTGTATTTGTACAGTTTGCGTATGGCAGTCCTAGATACTTACAGTAATCTGCGTAGCCATCCCAACATTGTGCACCGAAAGACCCATCAATATCATAAGCGTTACCATTTGACCTGCTTTTATATTCTTGATAAGTTGCCATTTACTCCTCCTTTCCAAAAAGTAAATAAATCGGATAAATAAAAAAAGCAATCACTGCAAGCGGTATGTACAGTATTGCTATCGCTAGTACCATTGCTATTTTAGTGATTGCTCGCATGTCCCCTCCTATTTTTTTGGCTCGTGGTAATTCAATGCTTGTTCGCTATCTGATAGCCCTTTTGTTGTTGGGTCTGTCACAACTCCAAGCAAAACCAAAAGCGTTACTGCTGTGTTGGCAATATCCGCAATATTTGATGGTAGTTTAATACCTACTTGCTGTGCTAGCAAAAATATAGCTCCTAAAATAGCCATCAAAGTTACTTTGTTTTGTAGTCGTAATTTTAAATTAATCATATTTATTTCTCCTATTAAATAATGTTTTTATTTGTTCCTTGTTGACAATGATGTCGTCTTCTGTTTTTCCGAGTCGTTGCTCGTGGATATCCAAGATTTTATGTATCTTTTCCCTGTCACGCTGTGAGTCTTTTAGTTCGTAAGCCAGTTCTTTTATTGTGTCTTTAAGGGCGCTCATTGTATCTTCGTTTTTTTGCATCGCTGTTTTAAACGGATTAACAACAAACGCCCACAATCCAACTACCGATAAAATCGCCCCGCTTGCTGCGCCAATTTGTAGTATGTCAATGTTCATTCATTGCCTCATTTTTCTTCTGTACCAACCGTTGAAACTTCGATTAGTTTGCGTACTCGCTCACGGCAAAACGCAGGAACATCATCAATAGTAATCCACCCAAGTTCAATCTGCATTGCAAAGTAATTAATCATCATTGTTTTTTCTCCTTTTTTGTTTTTAAATATGTGTACTGCTATTTTCGCTAACGTTGTTAAGCGTTGTATCATTTAATTTTCCTCCGTCAGCCATCGTCTTAATTAAATCGTTAACAGTTGCTGACATCAGTTTAATCATATTTTCCGCTTTATCTGATTGCGCCTTTGATTTAGCAATTGCGTCATTAATTTTTTCAAATTGTTCCGCTTCTGCTTTATCTTTGTAAAGTTGCTCAAAGATAAGCTTTTCACACGTTTTTAAAGTTTCGGCAAATTTTTTGTCGTTTTCTTCCGCTGGTAGCGTCACTTCAAAGTTTGCTTTAATCGTGCTAGATGTATACGATAAAATTGCTTTAGTCTCCTTTATACTCTTGTCTTCCAGTAAAACCGGGTATCTATTCAAAAATTCAAGCATAATTCCTCCTTTTATATTACCCAATTGATTTGTCCTTTTACGTTGACAGCCCATTTTGACGGGTTAAACCACAAAATGCGACCGTCTGCACTAACTTGTATATTTAATACATTTAATTGCACAGTCCACGCAGTAACCGCAAACATCATTTCATTCGGGATTAAATTCGTCGGCATAGAGCCCACAGTAAAACTATTTATTCCATTTGTTGCAAAGTCATATTTAATAGTGACCATACTCCCGATTTTTCTGTAATTAAAACCGTTTCCGATAGATTGCCAACCAGTATCTTCTATTGCCGGTGTAGCTTGTGGTAGACTATCCTTTTTAGCGTACTCACTCCAACCGCTCCAAACCCCATTTTCCAATACTCTGGTAAATATAGTTTTATTTGTACGGTCGTAAAATTGTTGATAAGCATAGTTTGATGTCTCGTGTCTTACAACAGTTACATAGCCAGGGCCTGCTCCGGTCGGTCTATTAGCACCTCTAAATACACAATAAAAACCTGTGTCTTGCAAGCTATTTAGGTCAGTGTCGTCATGTCTAAAAGAACCACCATTGTTAAGAGCAAGTTGTTTTTGTTGGATTGGCTTGCCACGGGCGTATATATCTCCTGCTGCATCAATTGACCCACGCTCCCACTCTTTACCAATTGCTACTCCTGTTGTCTCGGGATTACCACTATCTTCTATTTCTACTGCTACAAATTTTGCAAGAAGAGGTACTCGTTTAGTATCATTAGTCCCAAAACTGTCTGAGATAGTCCCATAAATATCAAATGATTGATCAGACGGGAATTCACCACTAAGTACAAAATTCTGATTGATGAGTTGGTATTTATCTGTATAGGTCTTACTTGCTTCAGAAGTATCAATTTTGAACGTTTTAGTGCCAGTTGGCGCCGTCTTGAAACTTAGCGTCATTTTATTTTTTTGCAGCTTATTAACAGTTAATGGACTAACTGATGCATTAACAGTTACAACGATTTGTGTGCCATCAGCACCGCCGCGCTGGGCGCTAAAATCTAGTGCTATGCCGCTATACGGTAAAACATTTATTTCGGTTGTTACAGGGTCAGATACACGCCCTCTGCTATCTGTAACTGTTGCTTTAACGGTAGCTTTACCTTCAAACTTTAAAATGCCTAGCAAGCCACCGTCTGACTGAGTAGATTGGTTTTTACCAACAATTTCAGCGTAGAAATTTTGGATTGTAGAGCCGTAAATCCCATTCGCACCATTAAATACAACAGTTGGATTAGACACAATTTGCACAAAATTATTAGAACCTACTAATGCAGATGCTTTTTGATTTGTATCCGATAAAACAAGACTAGAAATTTTAGGTTTTACACTGTCCGGTAAAGTCAGATAAAAAATAGCGGTCGACGTCCCAATGACCGATCCATTTGACTTAGTGTCAACGTAAATTGTCGCTGGTGTGCTAGTAGCGTTCGGAATCGTATTAGCCCAATCTAAACTTGTTTTAAAAGTTGTTGAACCTTTTATGTCACTAGCAACAACCCCTGTTATACCATTCACATTGTATCTGACATCGTGTGTAAAATCACTTGAACTTTGATTGATATTAACATTTAGCGTATCTCCAAAATAGCCACTGCTAACCGATACTGCGCTGGTGCGAGGTATTTTCGTAAGCGTAAATTTTTGATCTGGTATCGTCAACGTTCCGGGTGCGTATCCGCCTGGACCTAATAACTTAGCGGCAACAACGACCGTTTTGTTTCCATCTGCATCATGCGGAACTCTGATTGTTTTGTCAATCAATAATTGATTGCCGTTAAAACCGATAGAGGAAGGTGCGTTAAAGTCATATTTAGCACCCACCCAAGCATATCCACCGAAGTTATACTGAGCATAACTGTTAGTACCAGAAGTCAAATAGAGCCTAAATCTTACTTGACTACTATTGTCTGCAACCGACGTTGAAACCTCGTCAACAATATAAGTTAAGCGATAACTCCTGTCAGAGTTACTATAAAAAGTTGTCATCTATCCTCCAATCCCTCTAATTTTCTTGATTTGTAAACGCCCCTTCGAACTTTCTTCAAACAAAAAGCTTCCAATACGAAGCCGCAAAGTGAAAACACCAGACTCGATTTGTAGATAACCTTGACTAATAAACGCAGTCTCAGTGCCACCTGAATAAAAAGCTATGCGATCAGTTGTTACTCTCACCGACGATGTACCATCTTTCATTTTGATAACTAAACCATCATTTGAGTATGACATATACTGCGTAATGGCTTCTGTAACAAGTTGTACATTTTCGAGCTTAGCCAGTATCTGAACAACTCTATTAGCGTTTGAAATCATAGTTTGCTCTGATACTTTTTGACCATCTTCTATTTTTTTAATTTGATCAAGTAACTCTTTTGCTTTATCTTGTACTTCTTGCAAACTTGCAGCAGCTTCAAGATTAGCTTTCATCAAACGCTGTTCTTCCGCAATAGCGTTTAACTGCTCAACAGTAAAAGCACCATCGGCTTTTGAATCAAGATTACTTGCTTTGTCAGCTTCCGACTCTTGCCAATCGCCTGTCTTGTTTCCTCTGACAAGCATAAAGCCACCAGTGCTAAAACTACCTTGTTCCGATGACACCATCGCAAACCGTGGTCTAATCTTACCTGTCTTAGTTGGTGTAAAGGTGATTTCAAAGCGTCTGAGACTAGAGTCAACGTTTTTTATAATCGTCTCTCGTGGGGTATCGCTAGTAATAAAACCATCTGCTATATCATAAAGATAAAAATATAAATTCCCAGCTACCTCACGTTTAACATAAGCGCTAAAGGTGTATGTTACACCTTGCTTGACCATGATATCTTTTGCATGCGACACTTTTTGTCCACTAATCCATTTTTTTAATGTAAATGGATAATTAGAGAGGTTCTCGTCTTCTAGCGTCGCAGAAGTAAACCAATCAGTCCCAACAAATGATTTTGTACCATCAATCAGATTGTTTGTGCCAACAACGACTGTTCCGACCATATCAGTCCACTTATAATCAAGATAGTTTGTTGATTGCTCTATACCAGTATAAGTTCCAATAAATCTTCTATTTTTAGACTCAGTTATACTAAAATCAACTTTTCCATCTTCTGAATTAGCCCACGCTGTCCATGATGACTTACCATCATCGCCTTTTTCTCCATCTTCAGTATCTGTAAAGGATATTTGCGTACTTGCTACAAGTTCCTCGTTAACATAAGCTTCGACTGATATGTTCAAAACATGGCTAAAATCACTTGCTTTAACTGTTAGCGAAGGACCTACTTCGATCAGTGAGTCGCCGTTCTTGTAAAAATAAATAGCATCGTAATCTTTCCCATTTTTTTGCAGGTTAGGCGTTAATACAGACTCACCAACCCCATTTTTAAAAGCAACTCCGTTTGAAGTCGCTAGTTGTATATCGTATGGAATTGACTCATCGTATAGACGCAACATATCACTAATTAAGTCGGAAGCTAACTGACTTTCTTTTTCGACAAAATTGCTGAATTTAGTTTTGTTAGAGCTGGGATTTGT